CCAGCACGCAGCAGTTGAGATGGACTTCTGCGGAGTCATGACCAAGTATCAGTACAAGCATGACTTCTTCGGAGAGTCCAACGCAGCGCTTGACTCCACAATGGATCTGATCGAGATCCAGAATCAGGGAATTAAGGAAGGCGTGAAGAACTCAGCCACTTACAGATTTGTGGCACAGCTGTCCAACTTCGCGACTGCTGAAGACCTGGCACAGGAACGCCAGAGATTCACAGAGAAGAACCTGATGCGTGACGCGAACGGAGGAGGTCTTCTCCTGTTCCCGAATACATACTCAAACATCCAGCAGGTTCAGGCCAAACCTTTTGTAGCAGATCCGGCACAGATGGAGCTGATCAAGTCGAATGTGTTTGAATACTTCGGAGTCAATGAGGACGTGATCCAGAACAGGTCCTTCGGTGATGCGTGGGCGGCGTTCTATGAGGGAGCCGTTGAGCCCTTCGCGATCCAGTTTAGCGAGGTCATGACAAAGATGCTGTTCACCTTGAGGGAACAGTCTCAGGGATCACGGATCATAGCAACAGCCAACCGTCTGCAGTACATGAGCAACGCGGACAAGCTGAATGTATCAGCACAGATGGCAGACAGGGGACTGATGACAAGAAACGAGATCAGAGAAATCTGGAATATGTCACCGCTTCCGGAGCCTTACGGAAGTCAGCTTCCCATCAGGGGAGAGTATTACAACGTGGAGGATAAAACCGATGAAGAAGGAAACGAGAACTCTTGAGTTTGAGATCCGCGCCGAACAAAGTGAAGAACACGGCCACTTCCTTACTGGACAGCCGATCGTGTTCGGATCGCGGACGGATCTGGGACCTTGGGACGAAATTATAGAAGCCGGCGCTCTGGACAACACAGATCTTCGGGACGTGAGATTCTTAGTCAATCACAATACCGACATGATCCCTCTGGCCCGGAGCCGGAACAACAACGAGAACTCCACCATGCAGTTAAGCGTTGGAGATGGAGGGATGAACATCCGTGTAGACCTTGACACTGAAGGAAACACGGAAGCAAGGAACTTGTATTCAGCAGTCAGCAGAGGGGATGTATCCGGAATGTCCTTTATGTTCACGACTGATGAAGATAGCTGGGACGATCTGGAGAGCGAACATCCGACAAGACACATCAGATCTATCGGGAAAGTGTTCGAAGTATCCGCTGTGACCTTCCCGGCGTATGCCGCCACTAACATTCAAGCGAGAGCCCTTCCTGAGGCGCTGGAGAGCGGCCGGGAATCACTGGAGAGCGCAAAGGCTGAGGTTGAAGAACGTGAGAGGCAGAGATTAAGACTGAAAATGAAGATGGAGGTCTGCAAATGGAATTAAAAGAAATGACCATTGACCAGCTCCAGGCAAGAGTAGCCGAACTCCAGAGACTGAACGAGGAACCGGAAGCGGATCGCAGATCTATTGAAGAGGAGTTCGATGCAATCAAAGCGGAGCTGGAAGAAAGAAAGCACGAAGAAGCCAAGAAGGCTGAGATTCGTGCGTTTGTAGCTGAAGGCGCTGGAGAACCGATCCAGCACTTTGAAACAACAACGGAGGAAAGAAGAATGTACACTGTTGACACAATCGAATACAGAAACGCCTGGACTAAGAGCGTGATCGGCCGTCCGCTGGACGAAGAAGAAAGATCTGCTCTGTCATCTGCTGGATCTGTCATCCCGACCATGACCGTAAATGCGGTATGGGATAAGCTTGTAAAACCGGCTGAACTGCTTGGAAAAGTTGATGTTTCCCAGTTCCCGACATACGTTAGATTCCCGAAGGCAACCACCAACAACGCTGCTACATCCGGCGCGGTAGGTGCAAGCATCACCGAATCTTCTGATGTTATCGGATATGTTGATCTTGTTCCGAATGAGTATGTGAAACTCCTGACTGTAGGCGCTGACATTGACCATATGGCAATCGAAGCTGTTCATGACTGGATTGTTGACAACCTGACCGGCCAGATCCGCTACGCAATCAACAAGGACATCCTTGTAGGTTCCGGATCTAACGCTCTGAAGGGCATCACCGCATCCGTCAACGCTTCCGGCACTGCAATCCCGTCAAGCCTGACAAAAGCTTCTCTGCTGGGCATCATGGGCGCTCTGAGTTCCCAGTATCAGCCGGGTGCTGTATGGGTAATGACTCCTGAGATGTTCTACACAGAAGTTATGGCTCTGACCGCACTTAACGATTATGTCATCAACGATGGCTTCTCACAGAAGCTGTTCGGTCATGATGTAGTTCTGATGAGTGAGGCTCTTGTATCCTCTAAGGAAACCATCTTCTATGGTGATCCGAAGGCTTACAAGGTCAATATATTCAAACCGCTTGAGGTCAAGACATTTGAAACCGCTACCACAACGAACCTCCAGTTCAGAGGCGCTACACTGGCTGACGGTGAACTGCTTGATACTTCCGCGTTCGTAAGATTTGCTCGTACCTGATCGGAGGGTTAAATGAAGATACTGGTTGCTGTCCCATGTCTGGACATGATACAGACACAGTTCGTTGACTGCCTGTTTGAGTCAATGAGGTTCAATGAAGAGTATGATATACAGTTCGGCGCTTCCTCCCTTGTCTACGACACACGCAACCAGTTTATCGATAAGGCTATAGACCGTGAGTATGACCGCATTCTCTGGATTGACTCAGATATGAAGTTCGACTCACAGACTTTAGCTTACCTCAATCAGGATCTGGATGCAGGGTATGACTTCGTTTCAACATTGTGTTTCAAGAGGAGACCTCCATATACGCCTGTAGTCTTTAAGACCTGCGACATGGACAAGACGGATCACGGAGTAATAATCCCACGGAGTAAAGTCTATGAGGATTATCCGGAAGACTGTCTGTTTGAGTGTGCAGCATTCGGGTTCGGCATGGTTATGATATCCGTGAAGGGCTTGAAAAGGATTGTGGAGAGATACGGAAGGCTGTTGTTCTGTCCGCTGACAGGGTTCGGGGAAGACTTAAGCTTCTGCCTTCGGGCAAAGTCAGCCGGAGAACGTCTCTTCTGTGACTCACGCGCTGAAGTCGGCCATGTAGGCCAGTACACTTTTGACTCAAAAATGTTTAAGAGGTGAATGTAATGATTAACATTCTGGAATCCGTCAGGATGGCCCTGAGGATCACAACCAATGCTTTCGATCTGGAATTAATCAGGCTGATCAATTCGGCTGTCACAGATCTGGGAATCGCAGGTGTAAGAATCAGCGATCCGGATGACTGGCCGATCGTGATCACTGCGATCTGTACCTACTGCAAGATGAACTTCGGAGATCCGGAGAACTACGACAGACTGAAGAAGTCATACGATGAGCAGAAGGCACAGCTCTCCACCTCCTCTGTATTCAACGGAGGTGAGTGATGGACAGATCAACAATGATCACACTGATCGATGAAGTACAGACGAAGGACACAAACGGTGTATATATTCCGACAACTGTGAGGAAGGACGTATACGCAGATGTCAGGTCAGCTACATTGTCAGAGTTCATGGCCGGCGGCCAGTTAGGTCTTCACCCTGATCTTACATTCACCCTGTTCCAGTATGATTACAGCGGAGAGGAACTTGTAGAGTACAACGGTCTTGTATATACGGTTTACAGAACGTATATAGGACGGACAGACACGATTGAGCTCCACACCCAGAGGAGGGTAGGACGCAATGGCTAAGGATGCGATAGACCAGATCGAGGAGATCCTTGAGGATTACGGAAAGTCTATCGCAGAGGAGTTGAGAGAAGCCACACAGTCTGTCATCAAAGAAGGCGCGAAACAGCTGAAGTCATCATCTCCCATCAAGACCGGTAAGTATGCCGGATCATGGAAGTATAAGATGGATAAAGGCGGAGGCGGAGCTGTGCAGGTGGTACACGGTACAATCTACGCACAGGCCCCTCACTACAGGCTGACGCATCTTCTGGAAAACGGACACGCGAAGCGAGGCGGAGGAAGAGTGGCTGCGCGTCCCCACATCGGAGCTGTTAATGACTGGGCTCAGGAAGAAGTAATAAAACGGCTGAAGGAGAAGATAGAAGAATGACACGCGCAGAAGTTTTAACAATGCTGGAAGGCTCCGGATGTTCTGCGGCTTACTACAGCTTTCCGGAGAACAGTGGTGTTCAGCCTCCGTTCATCTGTTTTTACTACGGACACGGGCCCATGCTGGCAGACAATACGATGTATGTGGGTATAACTCCTCTGACGGTAGAGCTGTACACTGAGCAGAAAGACTTTACAACCGAAGCAACTTTAGAAGGCATATTCGCGGACAACGGGATCATTTTTGACAAGGATGAGACCTATATCGAATCTGAGAATATGTTCGAAATCATTTACACTATGGAGGTATTAATCAATGAGTGATCCTGTGAAGAACAGAATTAAATATGGTCTTTGCAATGTTTACTACGCTGAGATCACACAGCTCTCAACTTCTAACGTTCCGACCTACGGGACACCGGTAGCACTTCCCGGAGCGGTAAGCATCAGCCTCAGCCCGGAAGGTGATACAACTCCGTTCTACGCTGATAACATTGAATACTATACCAGTATTGCCAACAATGGTTACAGCGGAACACTTGAGCTGGCACTGATCCCGGACAGCTTCAGAACTGATATTCTGGGTGAAACTGTGGACTCCAAGAACGTCATGTTTGAAGACGCTGCAGCCACAACCACCTATTTTGCTCTGATGTTCCAGTTTGAGGGTGACCAGAACCAGACGCGTCACGTCCTGTACAAATGTACAGCGGCCCGTCCGGATGTCGCTTCCTCAACCAAACAGTCCAGCATTGAGGCACAGACCGAGACGCTGAACATCACAGCAACCGCAATTCATAACGCTACACTTGACACTGACATCGTCAAAGCACGTACCAACGAAGAAACCGACTCCACCACCTATACCGGATGGTTCAGTGATGTAGTTCTTCCGACTGCTTCGAGCCAGTCGTCATGATAAGGAGGGCTGGAAATGGTAGCTAAGATCGATATAGGCAACGCTACAGTAGAAATGGTGGCTAATGCAGCCACGCCGATCAGGTACAGATCTGTTTTCGGGGAGGACATCATTAAGGTTCTTCTGGCACAGGAGAAGGAAGTGGACACCGGAGCAATGGCAGACGCGGCTTCCAAGCTTGCGTATATCATGAAACTCCAGGCTGAAAAGTCAGACTTCCGGAAGGCTTCAATGGATGACTTCATTCTCTGGCTGGAGGACTTCTCCCCTATGGACATGATCATGGCAGCAGGTGACATCATGACGTTCTACAACAGCCAGACTTCCGCGTTATCAACCGCAAAAAAAAAGGACACCGTACCGAGCGAGAAATGAACACAGCTCTGTATGTACTAAGAGCGCTCCAGATCGGTTTAACTATTACTGATCTGGAGCTTCTTTCATATGGCATGGTCATGGACATGCTCACAGAGTACGGGAATGACCAGTGTCATTATGATCAGGTGGCAGAACAGGCCGACTTCGATCGTTTTTAGAGGTAAAAACTATGGCAGATAGAATTAAGGGCATAACGATAGAAATCGGTGGGAACACTACAAAACTTTCGCAAGCCCTGAAAGGGGTCAATCAATCCCTTAACCAGACGAAAGCGGCCCTGAAAGATGTGGACAAGCTTCTGAAGCTGGATCCCACCAACACAGATTTACTGAAACAGAAACAGGGCTACCTGAAAGACGCTGTCAAACAGACAGCTGAAAAACTCAAAACAGAAAAAGAGGCGCTCAAACAGCTCAAGAAGAACTCCACCACCGGAGAGGTGACGGAGGAACAGAAAGCACTCGAAAGAGAGATAGCTGCTACTGAACAGGAGCTGGCGAGCCTTAAAAAAGAATATAAAGACTTCGGTTCCGTAGCAAAGCAGAAGCTACAGGAAGCCGGCAAGTCAATGAAGGAAGTCGGAGCCGGCATTACGGAAGCCGGGAAGAATGTCACCACACATCTGACCGCTCCGATTGTGGCCGCAGGTGCGGCGGCTGTGGCTGCCTTCAAGGAAGTGGATGCGGCGGATGACATTATAGTCAAGAAGACAGGAGCATCCGGGAAGGCACTGGAAGAGATGACCGCGATTATGGAAGAGATCGCGACACAGATCCCGACCAGCTTCGAAGAAGCGGCAAACTCTGTCGGTGAAGTCAACACCAGATTCGGTGTGACCGGTGATGAGCTGTCTTCCCTGTCAACACAGTTCATTAAGTTCGCGAAGTTAAATGACACGGATGTCTCAACATCTGTTGACCTTGTAGCGAATGCAATGAACGCCTACGGTCTGGAGACAAAGGATGCCGGAGCATTCCTGGACACCTTGACAAAGGTCTCCCAGAACACAGGCGTAAGCGTTGACACACTGGCAACAGACATGGTCACCTATGGGACACAGATGCAGGAGATGGGGCTGTCTGCCTCAGATGCAGCTTTCTTCTTAGGTGACCTTAAGACTTCCGGTGTGGATGCCGGTACAGCCATGAGCGGCTTAAAGACAGCCTTAAAGAACGCAGTCAAGGAAGGCGTTCCGATGTCTCAGGCCTGTGCTGACATGGAGCAGAAGATCAAAGGCGCGGCTACCGAACAGGAAGCCATGAACCTTGCTTCAGAATTGTTCGGGAGCAAAGCCGGACCGGCAATGGCCAAAGCGATCCGGGACGGTACACTCTCCTTAACAGACTTCGGGACCTCACTGGATGACAGCCTGGGAACCGTAGACGAAACGTTTGAAAACGTTCAGGACCCTCTGGATACGTTCACCACTGCGATGAACACCCTGAAGCTGATCGGTGCTCAAGTCGGTTCTACTGTTCTGGAGATCCTCAAACCGGCACTGGACAAAGTACAGGAAGTACTGAACAACCTTCTTCAGAAATGGAACGAGTTATCACCTGAGACACAGGAGATGATTGTTAAGGCTGCGCTGATAGCAGCGGCCATCGGTCCGGTGATTGTGGCAGTCGGGACAGTTGTGTCATCTCTGGGGAGTGTGATCGGCGTACTGGGTGCGCTTGCCTCTCCGGTTGGAATCGCGATCGCACTTATAGCCGGACTGGCCGCAGCGTTCATAGCTGACTCCGGTGGCATCGAGGGAGCCATGCAGCGAATCAAAGACTTCTGGAACGAGAAACTCAAGCCGGCTTTCGAAAACATGAAGGCTTTTGTGGTTGATGAGGTCATTCCGAAAGTCAAATCAGCATGGACAGACACACTTCAGCCGGCCATTGAGACCGCTGTAACGAAGATCTCAGAGTTTTGGACAAATACATTGAAGCCGGCCTTCGAGAACATGAGGAACTTTGTCGTTAACGAACTCATCCCGAAGGTGAAGTCAGCATGGACTGATACCCTCCAGCCGGCTATTGAAACAGCCATAACCGCTATTGTCGGGTTCTGGAATGACACACTCAAGCCGGCATTTGAGGAGATCAGCAACTATGTTACAGGCACACTCCTCCCGGCATTCAGAGACAACCTCCCGAAAGCAAAGGAAGCTGTATCCACTGCCTTCAGTGGGATTAAGCTTATCTGGAACAATATCCTTAAGCCGGCGCTGAATGCGATAAAGACATTCGTAACGAAGACACTTATACCGGCATTCAAAGACAACTTCCCGAAAGTGAAGGAAGCAGTGTCTGAGGCTTTCAACGGTATCAAGCTGTTGTGGACAAATACACTGAAGCCGGCTTTTGATGCCGTGAAGGCGTTTGTGGTTGAAACACTGCTGCCGGCGTTTAACGATAATCTTCCGAAGATGAAGGAAGCGGTATCCAATGCCTTTGATGAGATCAAGAAGGTATGGGAAAATACTCTGAAGCCGGCATTTGAAGCAGTTAAGACTTTCATAACTGATACACTGTTCCCGGCGTTCAGGGACAACCTTCCGAAGATTAAGGAAGCGGTATCTGAAGCATTCAACGGGATTAAACTCATCTGGGATAACGTGCTGAAGAAAGCTTTTGAGGCAGTGAAGACCTTTGTGGTTGATACATTGCTCCCGGCTTTCAATGACAACCTCCCGAAAATGAAACAGGCTGTATCTGATGCCTTTAACGCTATGAAAGGCTTCTGGGATAACACCCTCAAGCCGGCATTTGAAGCTATCCAGACTGTTCTGGTTGACACTGTGATCCCGGCTGTTAAACAGGGCTTACAGGAGTTCCAGACGAAGGCAGAAGTAGTCTTCAAGGCTGTAAAAGGCTTCTGGGACAACACCCTCAAGCCTGCGATTGAAGCCATCAAGAAGACTGTAGTTGATACTGTTGTCCCGAAAGCGAAGACAGCGTTTGATGAACTGTCTTCGAAGGTTGAAGTTGTATTCGGTGCAATTAAGACCTTCTGGGAAGAAACATTGAAGCCTGTGTTTGACAAGATCGGCGGCGCGGTGTCTACGATCAAGACAGGGTTTGACACTACTTTTGATGGAGTCAGCACAAAGGTTGAAAACGTATTCAACGCTATAAAAGGCTTCTGGGACAACACGCTGAAACCTGTGTTTGATAAGATCGGTGAAGTCCTTAACACACTTTCAGGAACATGGGATCTTGTGTTCGGAGGTTTCCAGACTACTGTTAACAGTATATTCGGTGATGCTGTTGGTGGAATCAAGGATACGATCAGCGGAGCACTGTCATTTGTTGAAGGACTGTTTGCAAACATCAAGCTTGAACTTCCTGACATCCCTCTGCCTCACTTTTCTGTAAACTGGATGGATATAGCCGGTCTGGTGTCCATACCTACCATCAGCGTAGACTGGTACAGGAAAGCTATGGATCAGGCTTATATGCTGACGAATCCGACCATCTTCGGAGCTATGGGTGGAAGAGCCTTAGGAGGCGGAGAAGCCGGAGCGGAGATGGTCATCGGAAGAGACACCATGATGAACATGATCCGTGACGCGGTAGGCGGAGATGGGACATTATACGCAGAGATCCCGATCTATATGGACAGCAAACTGATATCTAAGTACACAGCTGATAACGCTGTAGCAAGGATCAGCCGGAACCAGGCTTCAGCATTGAAAGCGAGGGGTGCATATGTTTAAGGCTTATTATGGAGGGACAGATATATCCACATTCGGGACTGTCCCGATCATCATAGAGAGGCGGCCCTCCATACCCGGAGCTGTCCCGAAGTATACAGAATACTGGATACCGGGAAGGGATGGCTCCCTTATCAAGACAGACAACACTGTTGAGGACATTGATATCTCAGTAGAGATGGCACTGGCAGCCACACCGGACACGTTCATGGAACGTTATCTGGAAGCCGTGAACGAACTCTTTTCCGTTACCAGCAAATGGCTCAAGTTCTCAGATTGTGACTACAGTTACAAAGTGAAATATGTCACCATGACAGAGAACAACAGAGCTGTTAAGGAAGCAGGGAGATTCACAGCTGTCTTTCACTGTGAGGGTTATGCTTACGGTGATGAAGAAGAGTCTCCGGAGCTGACACACGGTGGAGAGTATGAGTATTACATCAACGGTGTGAGCGCTCATCCGATCTTTGACATCTCAGCTTCTCAGGGTACTTCCACGATCACGGTGAACGGGAACCAGGTGACTGTTAACCTGGCTGCAGGTCACACCATGATTGATACAGATCTGATGATTGCTTACAAGTACGGAACAACACAGAACCTGATGACTTCCGTCTCGGGAGACCTGTCAAGCTTGTGGATGCATCACGGGACAAACACAATCAGTGTAACCGGCGGAACGACAAGGAAAATGTATTACAGGGAGAGATATAGGACATGATAATGGTATATGAAGCCGGCAACGGCAACTTCACCACAAACGGTGACTGCATACTCTTCCCGACCGAATGCACAGTAGAAGCAAAGATAAACGGTTCATGGGAGCTGTCTATCACCTGTCCTATAGACGATGAAGGAAGATATAAATACATCACAGAGGGGGCCGTGATTGCGGCTCCTACTTTTGTGGGACCGAAGCAGCTGTTCCGGCTCTACGAAGTGGAACGGACACTGGATGATGTTTCCGGGCGCGGAAGACCTATCTTCTATGATTCAGCTGATGATGTGATCCTTCTGGACAATCGTCCCACTGACAAGAGCGGACAACAGGCTCTCAACTGGATCATGAGCGGAACGGCTTATTCAGGATCTTCAAACATCGCAAGAGTAACGAGCGCTACTTATATCCGGAAGAACCTGATTGAGGCTCTTTTGGGAGATGACGAGAACTCATTCATTAACAGGTGGGGCGGAGAGGCTTCCTTCAATAACTACACGGTCACAATTAATTCCAGACTGGGATCAGACAAGGGTGTGATTGTAGCCTACAAGAAAAACATCACAGCCATGCAGGAGAACGTGAGCCTTGCGAACACGATCACAAGGATCATCCCGGTTGGTTATAACGGACGGATGCTCTCAGGTGATTCGCCTTGGGTAGACTCCGACAAGATCAACCTTTATCCGAAGATCATGGCAAGGGTGGTTAAGTTTGACCGTTATATGTACAGCGGTGACCTTCAGGGAGAGCCTCAGGAAGGTGACCATGTATATGAAACGGTGGAAGCGCTTCAGACCGCGCTGGCTTCTGCCTGTCTTGATATGTACGACAACGGAGCGGATGATCCGGAGATCAGCATTGATATAGACATGGTGGATCTGTCCATCACGGATGAATACTCAACGCTCTACAAAAACCTTGAGTCTGTAACGCTTGGGGACACGGTTCACTGCTATCATTCTATACTTGGTATAGAGACAGAAGCGAGAGTGGTTCAGATCGAATGGAACTGCTGCACTGACAGTGTAAGTGAGATCACACTCGGGACCCAGCCGAAGACCTACTTCGATAATGTGACCAAACTGATTGAACAGGTGGGACAGGTTCTTGATTCGTCCGGCCAGCTGGTAGCGGACAGGGTAAAAGGTTCTCTTGACCTCACAAGGGTACAGTTAAAGCTTCAGCAGAATGTAGCTGAACACTCAGATGTAAGAGCTATTCTGTTTGAGGACCTTGATCCGAACTCTCAAACATATGGAGCGCTGTGTATCGGTACACAGGGAATCGAGATCGCACACACCAGAACCAATAATGAATGGGACTGGGGAACCGCGATCGATGCACAGACAATCTACGCCGATCAGATGGTCAGCGGATTACTCAGTGACCAGTACGGGACAAACTACTGGAACCTGGACACAGGTGAATTTCGACTTGGTTCAAGTACATACATTGACGCAGACGGTGAAGCAAAGACTCTTGAGGCTTATGTCTCAGATCTGTCTGCACAGGTGGACGGCTTCATTCTGTATCTGTCCACTGACTTCACAGGTGTCTCTCCGGCACAGGATGGAACTGTGACAAACTGCAGCACTCAGGCTTCAGTGTACTACGGAACCAGAGATGTAACTTCAGACTGCACATGGAGTGTATCGGCTTCCTCAGGCGTTACAGGAACATGGACCGCAGCTACGCACACATACACAGTGTCAAATCTTCTTGTAGATGAAGGCGTGATCACAATCACAGCTGTCTATGGTGGTGTGCTGAGTGCTACAAAGAAGTTCAAGGTATCTTCAGTGACCAGAGGCGAAGCCGGCCAGTCTTTCCAGATCGAAGCTACTGACGATGTGATCCGGATCAAGGACCAGTACGGAAGACCGAATGTAGACTCAGTCACCTTCACAGGTTATGTGTTCACAGGAACTTCTCTGGAGCGTGATGAGTTCGCCGGCCGCTGGAAAATAGAAACCACCTCAGACGGTGGAAGCTATGAGACGGTTTACCAGTCTGAAGCGGATGAGGAATCGTGTGAGTATCATGTCACAGGTTTACTGGCTGACAGTGATGATTATGCTCTGGTGGATGATGACGGATACGGTTTACTTACCGGAGAGATTGATGACTCCGCT